ACCCCGCCCCCCATATGGATTTCTAAATTATAGTGAATTCTCAAACTCATTTTTGTTTTTAGTTTTATGTCTCCAGTTGCTTTTTTTGGGGGCCCGCGGGGGGATCGCATGATTTACGACGCGAAAGTGATTTCAGATTTTGAGCGGCATGTCCGGATCTTACAGGCCCTTTCCGATAGTAGTGTTAAGGTATACACAAAAAAGATCGAAGCGTTTCTTTTGTGGGCTGAAAAAGAAAAATGTAAATTGCCTCTCACCCGGGAAGATGTGGAACACTATATGGAAGGTTGCTTTTATGCCGGGAACTCGAACATAACCCGCTTCTCGAAGCTCACCGCTATTCGTAAGTTTTTCCGGTATCTGATTTATGCCGGTCTGATGTCAGAGGACCCTACTGAGAATATCCCCCGTCCCCGGCAGCGGAAGAAGTTCATCCAGTTTTTTACGCAAACCGAGGTCCTCAAAATTTTCGCCGCGATCGACATTACCCGCGAAATTGGCCTTCGCGATGCCGTTATTGTGATGCTCGCGGTGTTCGGGGGCTTGCGAGTCAGCGAGATAACCGGCCTTACCTTTCAGGACATTATTGATGACGGAAAATCTCTTGACCTTCAGGTGACCGGCAAGTTCGGCAAAACCCGCCGCCTCTATCTCTGGAAAGCCCCCTCTGAATATATCCGCCGATGGATCTCAATCCGGCTCAGTCAGCACCCGAAGGCCTCCGATCCTCTGATAGTATCATATCGCCGCGGTGGGACCGTGCGCGGTTCCCGTATGGGTATTTCCATGCTTGACCGCATTTGTAAACAGCACGTGGCCGCTGCCGGCATCCACAAGCCTAAAATTTCGATGCACATGTTCCGCGCCACTCACGCCAATGATCTGCGCCACGTCGCCGGATATGATACCCCCGCCATTGCCGAGCGCCTTGGCCATGCGAGCATAGCGACCACAGACGGCTACATTGCTACCCGTGGCCGCATACATCGCCAATATCCGAGCCTCGCCGCTTATTGGAAGGAATTTAATTCACTATGGAAGGAGATCTCTCATGCCCCAAGCTCAACAGACAACAACAATCCCCATGGAGGTGCCGGTGATGACAATGAAATCTGACAACCGTGAAGCGTTGAATGGACTGTATCACCGCTTTTGCACCGACTTTGGCGAAGCTTCCGGCCTGGTAATTATTAGGGCCATCACCGAGGAGCTTGGAGGCTTGCGTGTCAGTATTCCCGATTTGCAGGATCTTCAACGTGAAGAGCGCGACCGCAGAATAAGGGCGCTGTTTAATGGCAATAATTACAGCGAACTCGCGGAACGCTTCACCAATTCGAGAGGCGACCGCCTTTCTGTCCGCCAGATCAGAAATATCATCGATGGTGAGAGGAGAAAACAATAGTGAGCAAGCTATTTCCGACGATTATGATTGGTCTGAGTGTTTGCGCGGCTATTGTGTATGCGCTCAAGGGCGATCCCCGCCATGCAATATACTGGCTTTCAGCGGCGGTTTTGAATGCTGCTGTGACATATTGAGATAATATGAAGCTCTCCTTTGGAATATATTCGAATATGCATTTTGAAGAGGTGCCGGAAGAATATCTTTGTTGGATTTGTGCAGCATGGAAGGGTGGAGTCCCTTCGAAACATGCGGGGGTCAAGCCGTTCTCTCCACCGGAAAGGGATTTTATCGAAGCCCGCCGGATACTCAAGGATCGTGGGTATGACACGAAGGGAATATGGCCACAGCGCGTTTTTATCTCTCCCGACAAGCGCCCTTGATAACTAAATGAAACGCCTTGCCAGATCGTTTCATGATTTTGTGATATTGGTTTTGTCTTAATTTAAGTCCGCCGCCTGAAAAGAAGGCGGACAGTAGTCAAGGGAGTTTGCACCTCCCTATTCGACCATACGAGCTAACGTATGACGGGATAACCCGCTACCATCCGCGTCCGCAAGATTGCGCATAGTGTAGCAAGGGAAACCCGTTTGGTCAATGGGAGGTGCGCCCTTGTCATTCGTTAGTAAAATCAGCCACACATTAGAAAAATCACGTGTAATACGATACTTCCGGGAAGTGTCAAACAAAATTTCCGTTTATATACTTAACAAACCCAATCCAGCCCCAGCTTCATCACCTCGCCTGCAATCATCCCCTGTTTTGTCCGATCCCGTTCATTCCCGCGCCGATCCGTCCGTCTACGAAACTGTTTATATCTGCCACGGGCGGTCCATCGCCCAGGAATATCCTATTCCCGTTTTTTGCCGTCCCTTCTTTGTCAAAACGGGCTATATCGGCGCGCAAAAAGTGGATCTCTATCAAATCATTCAAAAGGAGACCAACAATGATGAATAATACTACCTCTCTATCGAAAAGCCGTGTCCTGGTTGTCGATAACCCTACGGGCCTGCCCCTTCTGCCTATTGACGATATTTACACCTTCCAGGGCGATTTAAAGAAGCCTCTCGAACCCGCCGCCCTGGACAAACTTGTGCGGAGCATCCTTGACCACCATCTTTTCATCGCAAAAGCGATCTTCTTTGAAAACGGCCTCGCCTATACCGAGGACGGTCATCAAACATTGAACGCCCTCAACGCCCTCAGGAAACTTGGTTATGTTTCCTGTGATGTTGTCTCTTATGACCTCATCGATGGACGCATGCGCGAGACTGCCCGGACGCATTACGACACGATCATGGTCCCTTACCAGGTCATTGTTCCCCAGGGTGACACGGAAGAGTCCCGCCGCAAGGATGCCGCCGCTAAACTTCTCCAAATTAATTCCCAGTACGCGAAGATCAATCCGGCAACCACCTTTTTTGATGCCCTCGGGTTTTCTGTCATCGAGCTGGATGAGTTGCTTTCCGGGATCGAGATCGCCGAGCTCGACATTGCCGCCGAGATTTCCGAAAAGACCGCCTTTCTCGATGAATTCAACTCATACGACAACTCAAATTGTCTCTATCCCATTGTTCCGCGCTTCTCCGAGAGGCACGACGCGGTAATTATTATCAGCGACAATGAGACGGACGCCGCATTTCTGGAAAGCGCCCTCCAGATCCGAAAGGAACAAAGCTACAAGAACCACAAGAAAAAGCCCATCGGGAAAAGTATGGTCATCACTGCAAGGAGGTTTCCTTAAAGGAATACCTTTCCATAAGAAAAACACTCGCGCAACGTTACGCAAAAGAGCGTAAGCACAATTTAGTCCCCGTGCAAATCGTTACAGGCCAAGAAATTAATATAAGCCCTGGCGAACATAGCGAACTTATCAAGGCCATTGTCGAGGAATTTGCCCCCCGGTTCTCACCGGGCGCAATATTGGTTTACGTCGGAGACACAGGAGAAAAATGGGGCTATTTTGACGAAAAATTACTGATGGAATTGGGCGTGTCTATCGACTCCCACGGCAAGATGCCTGACGTTATCTTCTACTATCAAGAAAAGGATTGGCTTCTGCTGGTTGAGTCTGTAACCAGCCACGGTCCGGTTGATGGAAAGCGTCATGTGGAACTGTCTCGTTTATTCGCCAACGCCTCCCCTGGTCTTGTCTATGTCACGGCCTTTCCTTCTCGATCGATCATGACGCGCTATCTTAATGAAATAGCCTGGGAAACAGAAGTATGGGTTGCCGATGCCCCCTCGCACTTGATACATTTTAACGGCGAGAGGTTTTTAGGGCCTCACATTTAAGAGTCTGCTGGGTTTTGAGTGTCGGTAGACCAAGATTTCATAACGTATAAGTCCAGCAAAGATATTTCTTGATTTGTGGGAGTTCAATGAATATATGTTATAAAGCAATATAAATTAACTTCTGGGAGATGAGTATGCAAAGAAGAGTTACCACACAAGATGTAAGCTGGTTTCTTGATCTTCATAGGAATGAACAGCTAGACATTGATCCACCTTACCAGCGTCGTAGTGTGTGGACGCTAAAAGATAGACAGTCTTTTCTCGACACAATCTTCAGAGGTTATCCTTGCCCCGCCATTTTTTTGCACAAAGAGACTGTTCAAGGCGGTAAGCAACTCTATCATGTGGTAGATGGCAAACAGAGGCTTGAGACTGTTTTGCGATTTACAAAAAACGAAATATCTGTTAACAAGGATTTTGGGGATATAGCGCTAGATGGAAAAAAATGGAAGGACCTTGATAGTTCCCCTGAGCTTAAAAAGAAATTCTGGGATTATGTTTTTTCAGTAGAATTTATTGATGTTACTGACGGCGTTATCATTAATACGGTGTTTGACCGACTCAATAGGAATGCAAGAAAGCTTGAGCGACAGGAAATAAGGCACGCAAGATTTGACGGATGGTTTATCTCAATGGCGGAAAATGAAGCAGAAAATAATGAAGAATGGGGATCTTGGGGTGTAGTAACAAAAGCAAGAGCAAGAAGGATGAAGGATGTTCAATCAATATCCGAACTTTTGATTGTTATTCTGGAAAGCCGTATTGATGGTTTTGACCAAGATTATATAGATGAGATATATGCGGGGTACGACGATGTTAACGAGATTTCCTCCTTCTTAAATTCCGTCAGATTCAACTAACGGTATTTCCTGTATTATTTTCTTTTTTCTGCCGCCTCTTGCGCCGTAATATCTGGCCGAATAACAGGTCAAAATCTTCATAATATCTTCGGCCAATTCTTCTTCATATTTCTTTTCTTTTGTTTCGATTATTTCCACAGTCACTTCAAGGTTTGTAAAAATAGCGTCCAGATATTCATAACCGAAACGGGCAAGACGATCTTTATATTCAATCAAAACCCGTTCAACTTTGTCCTCAAAACACATTTTTATTAATTTATGGATTCCTGCCCGTTTTTCATTGATACCACTGGCAATTTCATCAATTAAAGCGTATTTATATCCCTTACTTTCCGCATATTTACGTAGTCTATCTTTTTGCCTTTCAAGGTTTTCTTTCTGTTTGGCAGTAGAACATCGGGCATAAATCATTGTTAATTTTTCTTGTTTAACCTTTTCGACTCCCATATAAGAGTCTAAATCTTCTTGCCGGAAACGCCTATGCTCACCAATAGTCTTGAAAGATTTTATCTTTCCGTTGTTGGCAAGCGTCTTAAGTGTGTTAATTGACACCCCAATATATTTACTTGCTTCTGTTATTTTATATATCTTCATAAGGTTATGTCATTTTCTACTTCGTTGCCCCAGGGGAGGGGTTGATAATCTTTTATTGATAATGTCTATGTATTCCTGCGAGATTTCTATTCCGATGTAATTTCTATTATTGTTCTTTGCCATCTTTAGTGTCGTTCCGCTACCTGCCATTGGGTCGAGAATTGTATCACCTTCGTTGCTCCAAGAGAGGATGTGGTCTTCGGCTAGTTTTTCTGGAAATATTGCTGGATGTCCGTATTTTCCAGAATAAGTGGGAATATCCCATACATTGTCTTTCTGTTTTTTATTTTTTACTGGCTCGTTTTTGTTTCCTTTTGATAAAACACCATCTGCTTTCTGATAAAAAGTCCTTCTCTTTGTGTCCATTCCTTTAGTTTTACATTCAACCATTATAGGATTAAATGTTTTCGGCTTCCCTTTAGACAAAACAAACATAAACTCGAATCCTTGTTCGTATCTATTATGTGTTAGCGGAATTGGATTTATTTTTCTATATATCATCGTATCGTGCAGATTAAACCCAATCTCCTTGAAGTAAAGTGCTTGCTTGAACGATGTGCCACTTTCACTTCCCTTTATCGTGGCATCTCCTACTATCCAAACACACACTCCTCCGTCTTTTAATACACGATATATTTCTTTAGCAATTCCTTCAAAGTTAAATGTATAACATTTATAATCTCGCAGATTATCATAAGGTGGAGAAGTTAAAACCATATCAATAGACTTGTCTTCTATCTTCTGCATTTCTATGAGGCAATCTCCTTGTATTACTTGGTCTTTCATATTTTTACCTTTAATTTATTAACAACTTCCTCTGCCGTATCCATAATCTTCTGCATATCCTCAACGGATATTTCTTTTTCCAAAGGCTCGAAGAAATAAACCTTCTCGTCCTCTGTCTCGAAATACTCTTTCGTTACCTTTATGATCTTCATGTCTTATTCCCCTTTAATATAATCATTTTTCACCTGAAAGTCAAGTGAATTTAATCGATTTATAATGTTTTTGTTGGAATTAATCAAGCAGTTTAAACCTCCTTCTCTGTAGAGGAATTTCAATCGAAGTTCTCAGACACAAAAAACTACCTTTCCGGAATGGAAACAAGTAACGGATCAATCAGTCAATATGCAAAAGGATTCGGTGATTTTTATAGCTTATGGTCATTTGTTGTGTTGAACAAAACCAGACGGCCTGTCAATCCGGGAGATTTAGCAACTAAATATTCCGATTTTATGGGTAAAGTGGAAATTTTGAAAAAGGAAAAAGATCCCGAAAAGCTCTACATGCTCAACACGAATGAATACGTAAATGCTTATAATTATGTGAGAAATTCAACCGGCGCAAGTACAGATCAACCGCAACGCGATGCCCGCAATAGCGCTCTTAATTCAGAACTACTGATTTAACAATGAAAATCCCTCAATCAATCCGAGACTTGTACATTCAACAAAGTGAACAAAATGTGGTGTTGAAGAAGAAAGTTGACGAAAGGATCGGGAATTTAAAAGAACCAAGGTGGCACTATGAAAGCAGGCTCAAGGAACAAGAAAGTTTTACATTAAAAATGGAAAGTGGGCGTGTATCCGATCCCCATCACCTAGAGGATTTCTTTGCATGCACTCTTGTGGTTGAGAATGCTCAAGCGATAGAACGCGCTGAAAAATTAGTGAGCGATAACTTCGCGTTATCCTATAGAAGGCCAAAAAGAGATGATTATACTCATAAGGCTTCAAATTCTTTTCCATTTGACAATTTAAGAATATATGTAAAATGGGTCAATGATCTACAACAGAAAGCAATCGCGGAGATAGAAAATATTGTATTTGAGATTCAAATCAAGACCTTCCTACAACATGCTTGGGATATAGCGACACATGATTTACTCTATAAGAGCGATACCATCAGTTGGCCAAAAGAAAGAATAGCATTCCAAATAAAGGCCATGCTCGAACATGCAGAGGTTTCTATCTCGGAGGTTGAAAAAACAGCAGAATCAGTTGCCCTGAATAAAACAAATAAAGAAACCAAAGAGTTATTGGAAATAATATTACTTATTAGAAACTTTTGGCAGGGAGACCTTCTTCCAAAAAACAAGGTTATTTTGGCTCGAAACATCCTCTCACTATTACGCTCAGTGGGGCTTTCAATTGGCGAGCTTACGAATATTCTCACACAGGAAACTGAGGCCGGTCGAGGAGCTAAGACACTAAATCTTTCTCCTTTTTGTGCTATAGTTCAATCTCTATTTAATTGTGCTCTCGACAAAATGATCTCATATCTAGAAAATGGAAACTCTTCCAAGATTTTGATAGCAAGCGAAATTGGGTTACCAGAGCTCCTTGAAAAAGCAAAATGTAAATGTGCCATTTTTGTAGATTAGAGGATGTTGATAGGATATGTACGTAATAGTATTGAGCCTGCAGTAGGCTAATTGCTGGAACTTGCGGATCGTTTCATGACAACAACAAATTATCCTCAGAACCAGGCTGAGAATGGTAAGCAATCCGATGAGCATAACAAGTAGCATGACAAACAGTTCGAAACAAGGGGGAATGCGTATGTGGCCGTCCGTTGAAGCTGCATCATGGATATATGACATAGCAAATACTGGCTTGATTATTGGGTTAGTGTTGGGTGTTGTTTGTACCGTTTTGGTGATATGGATGGGAAATATAAAAGAAGAGCATCTGAATCGTGCGCTCGCAGATTCTCGCTTGAGAACTGCCTCCCTGGAAAAACAATCCGCCGAGTCAAGGACAGATATCGCGAAAGCAAACGCGGATGCAGCTCAATCCTTGGCGGCTGCAAAGCAAGCGGAAGCTAATTTGGCGGGAGCTAATTCCAGAGCTGAGGAAGCACGAGCTGGTGCAGCTAAGGCGTATGCTAGGAGCGATGAAGCAAAAGCTGAATCCGCAAAATCATTTGAGAGGGCCACGGAGGCACAAAGGCAATTGGCTGAATCTAACGAAAGAGCTGCACGAGCAGAACAAAAAGCGGCAGAAGCAAAGCTGGAATTGGAGAAATTTAGAGCGCCTCGTGTTTTAAGCGTAAAAGAGCAGCAACTAATCATCTCTAGAATAAGCAAATTCACTGGGCAAGAATACCTCGTAACAACATTTTGGGACCTTAAAGAATCATTGGACTTTGCTAATCAGCTTCACAGAACATTGCTATCAGCTGGTTGGAAGTACATTCCACATGGTGAAGGAGGGTCGCTCTTGTTGGGAGGCGTGGCTGGCGTACAGGTCTGGGTACATCCTGAGGCCGATTCCCAAGTTAAGGCGGCGGCTGACGCACTCATTTTGGCTTTAGAAGAAATTGGGAAAGCCCCCACATTAAAACTGCAAAACCCCAAAAATGCAAAGGACAATAGGATTCATTTGAATATCGGAACGAAACTATAAGTATTCTATATCTTCACTCTCTTTCTTCCAGTTCTTTAAAATAATGAAATGCTCTGCCAGATGATTTCACGGTTTTCTGGTAAGTGTGTTGCATGGCAGAGATTACCCCTGAAATTATCAAGAGTGCTCTCAATTCCGACGATCTTTTCCAGTATAATGCGCTTTTAACGAAGCTCACCACCGGAAAGATATTTTCCTCTCATGAGCAGAAGAAATACAACGACTATCAAAAAAAGATACAAGCATTTGTCGATGGTAATCCGGACACATCTCCCGCCCAAGACGAAAACGAAGTTGGTATCCCCGAACGCCTGCGTGTGAAGCGCCGGTATACTGTGTCGCCGGAGGCACTTGCTCAGCGTCAGGCTGCGGGGAACTCGCCTGCTAAGGCTGAGGGGATGAAGGGGAACCGGAACGGCTGGAGACACGGCGGTTATGTCACTCATTTTATTAACAAACTTAAGCCCTGCAAGTCTACCTGCCTGCAATATCCTTGTTCGCTTGTGGAGGATGAAGGGATTGAGCCGGGGGATGATTGCCTTGACAAAGTCGAAGTTGTCCAGTTCTTCCGGGCTGTTCATGACGCGGTGAAGGATAAGAAATACGACGACTTCAACGAGCTTGCTTCTCTCCAGATCGCCAATACTTTTAAAATTGTTGACATGCTCATCGAAGACATTATCCGGGATGGTTCGGTGGTGAAGCGCGAGAAACTGAGCGCCCAGGGTGATCACATGACTGAATATGTGACACACCCCTCCCTTCTGGCCCTGCCGAAACTGATTGCAGATCTCGGATTGAACCCTGCCGAGTTCCTCATCACCCCGCGGGCGATCTCCCGCGTCGATGATGAGAAGGACGCAGGCAAGACCATAGGCGACGCGATGACAGCGGCAGCGAAGGCACTTTCAAAACTTGGGAAGAAGAACGTGAATAGTGAATAGTGAAAAACTAAAAAGGCCAAGAACTGATGCAACAAGCTACGGCATGCGAAATAATTGAAGAGCAAATCCCTGTTCGGGGTGAGCCTCCCATGGACCCTATCCGGTTTTCCGACCTTCGGAAGGGCATTATCGTGCCGAAAGAATATTTCGATCTCTGGCTTGAACGCTTTGACTGGACATGGCACCAGCTTGCGCGTAATGAGCTGCCAGCTCCTTTTGAGACGCTTGAGGTATTCCAGAACGCCTGTCTGTGTTCTGATCCACTGCTATGGTGTACCGCGTTTCTGAGAGAGCCGGAAGACCCCGACCATGAGGAAGCTTACGGTTTTTGGGATTATCAGGTTGAATCTTTGCAGTATCGCGGTAATGCAGTCCATAAGGACGCCGCCGAAGTCGGGAAGACGCGGGAGATCGTCGCCCTTAGTCTCTATTTTGCCCTTACAACGCCCAACGGCTCGGCCCTTATCGGCGCCCCCATGTCCGGGCACCTTGAAGAGATCATTGAAGCCATGGATGAACAGCTTAATTGGAACCCCGAACTTGGCAATGAACGGTGGCACCGTCGCATTAAAGACGGCTGGAAAAAGGCCCCGTACCACACGTTTTACTTCAGAAACGGCTTCAAGATCGACTTTCGCCCATCCGGCCATGACGGACAGGCATATCGTGGCGTTCACGCACGCACGTTTGCCTTCAAGGATGAGGCCGCGAAAGACAAGAACCCCATGCAATGGTCAGAATTCTGGCGCGCCCTAAAACCCGGATGCCTCGCCCGCATCTATTCCACACCCGATGGCGATCGCTCTTGTGAGTTTTACAAGTTGGGAGTACGGGCCTCGATGAACACGGTGAGGACAGGGCACAGGCCACAGGGCACAGCGAAACCCGGTTTTCCCGATCTTCACCATGAGCCATGCGCCATGCGCCATGCGCCAGCAGAAACTGCAAAAGCAGAGGAGGGGGAAATTGAATCCTTTAAGGACGCTTCGAAGTATGTCAGAGATCTTAAATTCAGATTGTTCCAATGGGGCAAAAACCTTATGCCGGAACCCTATTGGAACGCTGACCGGCAACGGTTTTACTCCGAACAATACGGTGGAGAAGATTCTCCTGGATACAAACACAATGTCCTCGGAGAAGATGGCGATCCGGAACATACTGTCTTCCCTTGGAACCAGCTCCGATATTGCATAAAAGACATCCCGGAATATCGGTGTATGAAAGTCCTGGTTGACGCCGCCAACGATGACGTTATCGTCCGCGGGTATCGCTGCAACTATATCGTCAATGACAACGGCCCCATCCCGCAGGTAGAAAATCTGCTTGACACGGCATACAGCCTGACAACCTTCTTTGATTTCAACGCCGACAATCAATCTGAATTTACCCGGCTCATCAAGAGCTTTTTCATTGCAGCCCCCGGCATGAAACGCGGTGGTGGTGATCTTGGCTTTAGCGACGACGAGACGGAAATCGGCATCAAATCAATTATAGGAAAGCGCGAGCGTCTCGTCGCCCGCCTCTATCTAAAACACGTCACCTACGATCAACAGTGCCAGGCATTGAACGCCCTCGACGACCTCTACGCAGATCAACACGCAGAACCATATGTTGAAGGGCCGAGAAGCCTTGATTTTTCTAATATGATTTGGGGCACAGACTTCGGCAATGCCGGCAGCGCTGTAGCCCATGACCTTCAGGGCCTCGCAATCTACAAACACAAACACTATGACGACCGCTTGAAGGGCTTCATGTTCCAGAGCACCACGGACAATGTCAACGAGGACGGTGAAGAAATCTTTGACGCGAAATCCGGTAAACCGGCAAAGATCACGCTCAAGGAACTGGCAACGGACCTGCTCGTCAAGAAAATGCAGCGTCAGGAGCTGGAGTATCCGCCCGATCCCGATATTATTCTCTACTATACGAACCACACAGTAAGGACCGGCGGGAAACAGCGCATTTACAAGAAAGAGGATGACCATTTGATCGATATGGACAGGGCGCAGATTCTCGCCAAGGTATTGGCGTGCGATGTGGAAGATTTGTTTGCGTAGCGAACAAATGAGATGGAAGATAGGAGATGGAAGATGGAAGAGAAAAAAATGAAGATTGCGGCATTGTCCTGTTTCTGCTTCCCTCTTCCAAGCGAGCAAAGCGAGCGATCTTCCCTCTTCCCTCTTTTTGCTGAGACGGAGGATATGTGAATATACTCGGATATAATTTAAACATCTCCAAGGCCCCCAAGGCCCCGCAACCCCAGCAATCCGGATCCGGTGGGTGGGAACTTCGGTCTACTGACGGTCAGGGGCCCTATACCACA